GCAAACCGAACTATATGGTCTATCTTTCTAAAAACTTGACCAAGTCTTTTAAGTAAGATCGTGTAATCATAGGAGGATGTATGAGCCCAAAAAGAAAAAAGAAGCAAAAAAGAAAAAAGACCTTTCACCACCCCTCCCGCACGGGGAGAACGACCGAGTGAGACGGGGAGTGTTTGGAAAGGTTTGAGGGGGGGTCCACCGGAGGTGGACGGTGCCTGGAATGGTGTCGGGCGCACGGCATCGTAGCGACCGAGTTCTCACCATACTATTCTCCCAGCAATTATGCCCCGCAGGGTGAGGCACGACTTCGTCGTGCATCATTGGTCCAATTGGTCCAATTGCTTAAAGATATATATATATAGGGTAACCTGGGTTTTTCCAGGGGGCTAGCCCCCCGCCTAGGTTACCCTTCATTATTTGGTTAATTGTAAATTAATATATATTTAGGTAAAATGACTTAAATAAAATGTTGGTAGTATATATGGCGATGTCTCAATGCTCTGTATGGGACTTTCGCTACAATGGCGACACCTTTCAAGATGCTAGAACTTTACGTGAACTTCTTGAAAAACTAGCTAAGACGTATACATTCCAAGAGGAGAAAGGCGACTCAGGTTATGTTCACTGGCAGGGCAGGTTAAGTCTATTCAAAAAGCGTCGCAAGCACGCGGCACTCAAACTTTTTGAATCAACACCTCCAAACTATTTTGAACCAACTTGTAATCCCGAATTCTTGAGGGGTGAAGCATTTTATTGTATGAAACAAGATACGAGGGTCTCAGGTCCTTTTACGGACAAAGACCCGAAACCACCAATATTGACACAACAACAAAAAATATTTAACGAAATAGGATTATCCCCTTGGATGGAACAACTCAAGGACCAAGTCTCCACTTTTCATATGCGCGCAATAGACCTTGTCTATGATGAAAAAGGAAACAATGGTAAGTCACTATTTAGTGAACATTTAGAATACATCGGTAAAGCGGAGGAAATTCCCCCCTTTAGGTTGATGGACGACATATTTCAATGGGTAGCATCGCGACCCATTAAACCAGTGTACATTATAGATATGCCTAGAGGAATGAAAAAGGACAGACTAGGCGACCTTTACTCTGGGATAGAAGTAATAAAAAACGGAGTGGCATACGACAAACGTTATACCGCTAAAAAGATACGATTTGATAGACCTAGAATAATTGTGTTCACCAATGAATTACCATGCTTTGACTTAATGAGTGCCGATAGGTGGCGAGTATGGCAAATCAAATGTGGTGAATTATATCAATATTAAACCCCTTTAGGAAAAAAATAATCTAAATATATATTATAATGGTTCGTAAGTATTCAGGACCGCTCCAAAAAGGCAAACGCTCCGCTTATGTTCCAGGCGGACGTAAAAATAAGCCCAGGCGTCATTTTGCTAAACTTGCTAAGAAAACTCCTCTTAGCAATAGACAATACACACAAGTTAAACAAATCATAAAAGGAAGAAAAGAAATCAAATTTGGCACGTTTTACGAATATGATAATCTAGGAGGATACGATGGGCAATTAACCAACCCAATAATCAATCCAGTAGTATTCCCATTCGTTAATGCTCCGCAAAGCGATAGTGCTGCTTTCACTATTTTACAAACAGGTTTTAACCTGAACGCACCATCAATAACAATGAACAATGATGTAGCAGGGTCAGTCCATAAGATAGGTGGCTATCATATGGCGAAAGGCGATACCTCTACTACACGCGATGGCGATTATATGAGACTTCATAGTCATAAAGTTATGATAAACATTAGTATGTTAAATAATGTAACAGATAATGAAAATGTAGAAAGCGACTACCCATTAAAATTTCAAATATATCAAATTCGGGCAAAACAACTACCACAGGGAACATCTCCGTCTTTGACGGGTGGACTATTCTTAGGACCACAGAACCAAATCAATGGTATTGGTGATCTAGATTGTTCTACTTTTCAACTACAAAATCTATATAAGATTAACAGGGAAATGTGGCACGTAGATGCCAGTAAAACATTTATCTTACAGAATCCACCTTTAACTGGTTTAAATAATAATTCTACAACATTACAAAGTGGGAAACGATATCCAACAAACCGCAGATGCAGTTTTTGGATGAATAAACCAAAGAAGGCATTAAGATTCACTAACGGCACGTCTACTTCAGGATTGAATCTTGAACCTGAAAATGTAAATCTTGTAACTTATATAGTTGTAGTAGCGTCACGAGTAGGGCAAAACTCCACCGACGTGGCAACTACTTCTAATCGCTTTGCGAACAGATGGCAAATGTCCACTTGCGGCATTTCCAAATTTGTTGATATGTAATACGTTTTCTTTAGGCAAACCGAACTATATGGTCTATCTTTCTAAAAACTTGACCAAGTCTTTTAAGTAAGATCGTGTAATCATAGGAGGAT